AAGCCCCGGCACCGAGCACGACTACCCGCTCATCCTCAGCGGCCACCGTGGTCGAGCTGGCTCCTCCCAGTCCGTTGATGGTGTGCTCCTTGAAGTAGAACACTCGCACCACCTCGCCGCTGGCTGGCTCGTCACCGTCGATGACGCGGAGCGTGGTGCCCCAGAGGTCCCAGCGCCTCCACTCGGGCGGGTCCTCGGGGTCCGCAGCGGTGTACGGATGCCAGACCCTGACTATCCTGGTGAGACCGGCCAGCGAAGATATGCTGATCTCCCTGCCGTCGGCGCTGACGGTGATGGTTCCTGTGGTCCGCTGCGGGTTGACCTGGGAGTACTCGTAAAGGGCGCGAGCGATGGCGCGGTCCACGTCGCCAGTGGACCACACGGCGTTGGAGCTGTCGTCGAGGTCCAGCTCTACCAGGTCCCTCAATTCTGCCAGGTTGCTCATGGTCTACCTCCCAAGGGCGGCCGTCGTGCGACGCGCACCCTTCGATACGGGCTTCGCCCTATCCTTCGACAAGCTCAGGACGCGGCTCAGGGTGCAGCGTGTGGTGCTCATCGGTAGCTGACCGTGACCTTGGGAGCGGTGCCGGTGATGGTGGCGTAGAGGCCGACGCCAAAGGCGACGTCGAGGACGGCGGAGGCGGAGACGCCGGCTGCGGCTGCCAGGGCGATGATGCTATCTCCGGCGGTGGCGACTTCGTCTCCCAGGACCACGGTTGCGGCGTCGGAGCCTCCGGTGAGGGTGACGGTGTGGATGACGCCAGGTCCGGTCTTGATGAGGGCGCTGGCTGCTAGGTAGGTGTAGTTATAGGTCTCGGGCATGTGAGTGTTCCTTTCTCTGCGGGACTGCAAATCCCGCAGCAGCGTGGTGCTATGCGCTCCGGAGCGCCATGATGGTCATGCGGGATAGGCAGGCGACCTTGGGTTGGGTGCCGCCGGACTTCCTGGCCTGTATGGTGTAGGTGCGGGGGGAGGAGTAGGTAACGGTTTCGACGACGTGGAGGGCTACCCCGCCGCCCTCGATGGGGTCGTAGACGGTGTTGAGGGCGTAGGTGCCCACGAGGGAGCCGTTTGCGGCGATTTGGGCTAGTAGGTCGGCGATTTCGATGGTGCCGGTGCTGCGGATATTCAGTTGTGCGAGGACGATCACGGTCCAGGTCTGGGGGGAGGGGGGCGCGACGGTGATGCTGAGGTTAGGGATGCTCTGCCAGCTGGTGGTGAGGGTGAGGTCGGTCCCGGTGTCCTCGTAGGTGTAGAGGGTGCGGTGGGCGTCGGGGTCTGCGGTGTGGGCGTCGAGTTGTGTTTGGGTGATGATGCGTGGGTCGGCGGGGTCTTGGAAGGTGGAGACGACTATGCCGTCGGAGCGGTCAGCGAAGAAGGCGACGGCGCAGTGTGTGCCCGCGATCATGAGGTCGGGTGGGATCTGGTGCGAGACGGGCAGGCTGAGGAGTGCCCTGGATAGGGACCCTACCAGGAGGACGGCGGCGGTGTGTGTCGTGGCGTCGTAGGACCTGACAAGCCCTCTCTGGAACTCCATCCGACTTTCCCTTTGCGCCGGATAGGATATCCGGCACCAGCGTGTGCGGCGCCAGCGTATCCGGCGCCAGCTGTGTTGGAGCGGGCGAAGGACCCCCCACCCGGTCCCTCGCCCGATCTTTGTGGCGAGCGGGGTGTCGGCGTCACCCGACCCGCACAAGGAGGTGCTGCAGGGCAACCCGCTGGGTTGCCCCTACTAGCCCTGCGCTCCGGCCAGGTACCAGATGACGACGTCAAACTCGGCCGTGGGCGTCGAGCCTCCGGTGAGGTTGAGGTCAATCTCGACCTCGCTGCCGGCGGCGATGGTGACGGGCGTCTCGGTGCCGCCCATGTGAGCGGTCTTCCAGGTGCCCGGCGTCAAGGCCGTGTTGGCCGCTATGGCGGTGATGACGTCGGTCCCGTCGTCCTGGATGTCGATATTGAAGCCCGTCGGTGAGCCGGTAAAGACCGTGGCGCAGAGACTGACCCCCACGATGGTCATGGCCTCCAGCGCAGAGAAGTCGACAACGGAGTCGGCGTCTGCGAGGGGCGCCACGTGGAAACTCAGGGTTCTCATAACCTCGTTGGCCATGGTGTCAAACCCCCTTCTTGGTAGCTTGTTGTATGCCGTGAACGGCTCCGTGTGTGGCCTGCGACGCGAAGTAGGCCAGGAAGCCTATCTGCAGACCTCGCGCCAGGGTCTCAACCTCGCAGGAGCCAGCCCAGGAGACGAAGGTAAGGTCTAAGTTTACGATCCGGCCTACACACCCCAGGATCCACGGGGCCGGTCCGAGGATCAGGCAGCCCACCAGCCAGGCGAAGCGCTTTTGCTCCCATCCCAGGAGCTCCCACCGTTTGCGGAGCCCAGGGATGAGTTCCAGCGCCAGCGCGAGGATGGCGGACAAGACGGCTACGATCCACGCCTCGGTGACCATGTGTGCCTCCTTCGATACGTCCTTCGCTGTGCTCAGGACTACTCAGGATGTATCCTTCCTGCGCCGGATAGCATATCCGGCGGCAGCGTTGGTGACTGCGGTCCCGTGAGCTGCTGCGGGGCCTGTCGCCATTACGCGACGTTGGACTTGTGGAGCGGACGGTAGTCCGCCACACCTACGGCGACGAAGAAGCGACACTTGATGCGCATCTCGTCGTTGGTGAACATGGAGCCGACGGTCTGGTCGTCGGCTACAAACAGCTCTGGCTCTCGGCCATAGCGGTAGCCGATGGAGATGCCAGGGCAGTCGTTGGGGTCGCACACCGCAGCCCAATTGTTGGCGTCGGTCCACTCGGGGACGACGATCACTCGCCCGCTCTGGAAGCGGGGCTCGAGGTAGTGATACGTGGCCTCGGCTGACCACGGCTGTTCGAGGATGGCGAGCGCGGTCCTCTCGAGCTCGATGGGCACCAGGCAGAACTGCGGACGGATGGCCAGGGGTGCACTGGACCCTGGCTCCGTCTGCTGGTACACGGCCTGAATCACCGCGTCCCAGGCTGCGGCGCTCAGCGCCGTGGTCAGAAGATTGCCGTGGTTGCTGGCGTCAAAGACGTGGTAGCTGTCGGCCATGGTCGGCCCTGTGCCTGAGTCGGACGTGAACATGTTGGACACCAGGGTTGAGAGCGTGCGCCACGCTGCGTTGCCGAGCTCTCTGGGGATGCGCTTGACCGAGCCGACGTCGTCGCGGTCCATCATCTCCAGCGTGATCCCGATGTAGCCGCCCTTCTTCACGAAGTCGGCGGTCTCCTCGGCGTCCGCCCAGTCCAGCTCGGTATAGGCTCCGCCTTCAGCCACCGTTGGCAAGGCACCGATGCCCCCGGTCTTCATCCACGTGATCTGGTTGAGGGACCCGAAGTCCTCCTCGTAGCAGATGGGCGCCCACCACCTCGGCCGCACGTTGTACGCCTGCAACAGGACCTTGTTGAGGACGTTCTTGACCACGGAGGTCATCGATGCCGTGGTGACGTTGGACAACCTGACGCGCTCGGGATAGAAGCGACCATAGAAGTCATGGTCGCCGGTCATCATCAGGTACATCTCGCGGATGCCAGAGAGCCTCGGGATGTCGGAGTGCTGCTCTGGGATGGGCAAGCCCATCAAGCGCTCGAAGGCGAGCTGCACGCGGTCCAGGCTGGTGAGCATGCCACTAGCCCTGGGGCCGTCGATGGCGTCCCCTGCACCAGTGATGACCTTGTCCTCCAACATGCCGGCGAGCATGGTGCGGTACCTGGAGATCTCGGCGTCCAGGGTATCGGGTGCAAAGACGCGGCCGCTGAACTGAGCCCTGATCGCGTCCTTCATGGGCTGCGGCAGGTCGCACCACGTCAAAGCACCTTCCAAGACCGTCTGACACTGTGAGCGTAGGAGGTCTTGAGCCTGCCTGGCCGCCTGGTCCGCGGCGGCTGCCGCCTCCATAGCGGCGGTGGTCCTCTGGACCTGGGCGGCATCTCCGGTCAAGATCTCGGTGGTGACTCGTGTCTCCTCGGCCGCAGGGGGCAGCGAGGCGGGCAACGAGTCGGTTTGGGTTGCCCCTGGGGTGTGCTTGTCGTCCTTCATGCTGATTCCCCCTTTCATGGAGTTGAGGACGCGATCGAAAGCCCCGCCCGCTGCGGGGTCGAACACAACGTCAACGGACTGCACTCTGCGGATCTGGGTCGCCACCCGGGTGTCTCCGTCGAGGTAGTAGGCGGCGTAGAGGTCCGCTGAGAGTCCGACATTGGGTACCGGTAGCCCCTCCTCTCGGTCCGAGATGATCTGGTCCAGGAGGGCCTCCAGCCAGTTCGCGGCTGGGGTGCGGTTCAGCGCCAGCCGGCCGGTCAAGGCTCCCTGGGGTGAGACGTCGGCATCCCAGGAGACGTCGGTGATCACTCCGGCCAGGTCCTTGATGCTGGCGTTCTCCTGGAAGAAGCCGGCGTGATCTACAAAGCAGGCACAGCCCTGAAAGCGAGCGGCCGCGCTCTGCAAGACAGGCGCCGGGAATCTCCACCGGTGGAGGGTCGGTCCGGCCTTGATGAGCGTGACGGCGTAGTTGGGCCTGTCGGTGAGGCTGGATGGCAGAGCCAGGGTGACAAAGTCTTCGAGGTATTGTGTGTCGCTCATCGGGTCTCCTTCGATACGTCCTTCGTCCTTCGATACGGGCCTTCGGCCCTACTCAGGATGCGAAGGACTACTCAGGATGATGCTTTGGTCCAGATGTACTTGAAGCCTACGGGTCCCACGATCATGACTACGGTCTGGTCGTAAACTCGCCAGGAGATGACTTGCTCGGGGTCCACTCCCAAGGTCTCGCAGGCGTCCAGGAGCAAGTCAGCCTCCTCATGCGGTTTCCTGGGCTTGGGCGGAGCCTTGAGGTCCATGGGTACCTGCGGAGCCTGGGGTGCCTGCGCGTGGCTCTTGCGGTGGTCTCGCAGCCCGCTCCTGCTTTTGTACTCTTTACCGCAGAGATCGCAGAGATATGTCGTCATCTTGGTCCTCCTTCGATACGTCCTTCGTCCTTCGATACGGGCCTTCGGCCCTACTCAGGATGCGAAGGACTGGTCAGGATGTACCCTTCGACAGGCTCAGGACGGGGCTTGCTCCTCTGGCGGGGCCGCGGTGTCTGTGCCCGCCTCGGTTTGTAGCTCGCGGAGCATGGCCTCTACGTCGATGACCTCACCTGCGA